CGGGGCGGTAAGAGCCGCAGGGGGCGACGCCAGCACGCCGGGCGATACCGGCGACAGGGACGCAGTGCAGCCGCCGAGGGTGAGGGCGGCGAGGATTAGAATGAGGGCGCGCATTGTGTGGGCCTCGCAGGAGCAGGAGAGACGGACATGACGACGCTTATATCAACAAAGCTGCGCGGAGACGCCGAGGAAGTCGAGTTTGGCGGCGACGCCTGCACCGCAAAGACAATGCGGGAGGCTGCATCGGCAATCGAGCGGATGAGCGAGGCGCTTAGCGCGTGCGCTTACTACTTTGAGAACGCGTCCAGCGGCGAGCATGAGCTGCCTCTCGCAACGCGCTCGAATTACGCGCACTTTTGCCGGAAGGCAGACGCGTCATGAGCATCCCACGCGCCCGCGTCGTCGGCTTTGCTGCGCTTGTCGTAGCGGCGCTGGCGATGATCGCGGTGTTAGCGCTGGCGCTTTACGGCGCGCAACACGTGTTGCAGACGATGGCCACGTGAGCTAACGCCCCACAGCGCGCAACGCCTCCACAGCCTCAGCGCCCAAGCACGGCCCATCGCCCTGCACCGCCTGCGCCGCCGCGCGCGCCTGGCGAGCTATCACGGCCTCCCGCGCCAAAGCAGCGCGAGCGGCGTCAGCGCCAGCCCGAGCAGCCCATTGCGCGGCCTCGGTCTGGCGTGCCACCTCAGCGGCCTGTAGCGCCTCGCACGCGGCCTGTCCGCTGCGGTAGGCGCGGTGATCCACCCACGCGAGGGCGAGGCATAGGGCGAGGGCTGCGGCGGCATACGGGCCGACGCGGATCGCGGCGGGAAGGATTGCTAACATGTGCGCGTTGTCCTATGATCGGCAGGCGTCGCGGTAAAAGCGGTCCCCGAGTGGCGACGGCCACGTGCATAAGGTGAGGCGCCCGCCGCGACGCACCAGCGCCTCATGATCGGCTGAGAGAGCGCCGCCGCCAGCAATGGCCCGCCCGCAAGGGGCGGATACCCAAGGCGAGCCGAGAGTGCGCCGCGCTTAGGATTGGGAATTACCCGGTCGGGCGCGGCGGTTTTCGTTTGCGCGTTACCGCCAGCCCGCCGCCCACGCCTTGAGCCGCTCACGCATCACAATGGCAAGCGCCACGGCCACAAGCGCCAGCACAGCCACCGTGCGCCAGTCCGCAGAGAACGCCGCTTCAGCCGCCCCCGCCACCGTGGCAAGCCCGCCGATGCCTGCCGCCTGTAGGGTGCGCGACGCAGCCGGTGTGGCGCGATCCGGCGACACGGGCCGCGATGCCGGGACGGGGGCCTCCATCGGTGCTGTCGTGTCGTCAGTCAGCCACAGCGCGATTTCCGCCTTGCGCCGGTTGCGCAGGCCGTTGCTGTCGGTCTTGCGCTTGGTCACGGGGTCGGTGACTTTGATCCAGCGGAGAAGCTGGCCGGGAACCTCGTCGTATTTGTCTAGGTTGAGCAGCCGCACAAGCGTTGAAATTGCGACCTCAGCGCCGCCGACATTAAGCGCCCACGACACAAGTGCGGCGTGCTGATTTGCGGTTATCGGTGCGGTCACGTTGCGCTCGATATTGTCCTCAGCAATCGCAAGATCAGCCGTCAGGAATTGCTCCGCCTGATGCTCGGTGATCCGGTCGCTCATTCGCACGCCGGAGGTGTGCCCCCAGCCGATTGTGGGCTTGTTCGCTTGGCACAGGTAGGCCGTTAGGCGCAGGCTCTCCCAACGCTTGATAAGGTCACGGCCCGCTTCGCTCGTTCTCATCGGACGCTCTCCACCGCAACCGGCGGCGAGCTGTTCATGCCCGCAACTTCAATGGCAACCGCGCCGAATGATAACGCGAGGACGATTGCGGCGGCGATTGTCTGAGTCATTGGGGGCCTCCCGGCGGAGTCAGTGTTTCAAGGTATAACTTCAAAAGGGCGAGCAGAACCGCGCCGAGAACAACCCAAACCCGCAAGTTGATCTTGTCATGCAGGTCTGCATTCTTTTTGATTGCCGCCTTCATGGTGGCCAAGTCGCTGTCAATTCGTCCACGCCATTGATTAAAGTCAGCCCTTCGGCTTTCGTCGTCGCTCACGGAGCCACCCCGCGCATAGTCGTGCGCCGCGCGTGATCGCCCGAATTATGAGATAGCCGAGCGTAAACTCTGCGATGATGAGCAAGCCCATGCCGCCCCAAGCCCACGGCGGCATTGACGTAAACACGCTTAGGAGCGCGCTTTCCACATCGAGATTGGGCGGCAAAATGCCAGTCAATGCCTGCCCTCCCGACCCACGATGCGCCTATGGTTGCGGATATCACGGCCACGCAGGCCCGCGCATACCCCAGACAGGTGATGCGGTTCATGCCCGCACCTTTGCCGCCGCGATGAACAGGGCGTCCATCTGCTCGTCGGTGTAATTGAGCAGGTGGCCGAAGAACGCGATGTTTTCGCTGGTGCGGAACCAATCGGCCGCGTTGTCGATCACGATCCGCTCCTGCCACGTTGCCGTCTCTCGGTATTCCAGGATCTTGCCCCACTCGGTTTCGCCCAGCGTGAGGATGCCCTGCATGGGCGATATGGTGGGCATGGCTGCGCGCATGGTGGCGGGGTCGGGCCGCCCGATCTTGATAATCATGCGCCCGCTCCATCGGTCAGGTCCGCTTCGTCAACGGTCCATTCGTTGCGCCATTGCCGATCGGTCGGGATGTCTGCAACATCCACGATCTTGTAGGGCTTGCCGGTCGGCACGTCCTTTGCGGCGATCTCTTGGATCGTCAGGCCGCAATCGCAGGGGGTGATGATCGCCACGCCGCCGGTCTCGTTTTGGTAGATGATGCGTTGGTTCATGTGGCTTTCCTTTCAGCGGAAGATTGCAACGGAGATTCTTGAACAGTCAGCAGGAGGAGAGTCGGCAATAAAGGTAAATATATCAACGGAGCCTACAGCCGCGATAATGTTATCTGTGCCTCCCGAGACAATACCCGCTGTGCCTCCAACAGCAACAACGGTGGCATAATTAACGTCCCCAATAGCAGTAGCAAAATTCACGCGATACTTGCCTGTTCCTAGGTCAGTAACGCTAGAAACATTCCCGCTGCCCCGAATTACGACAAGTCCGGTGCCTCTGAAGTTCACCCACGCGCGACAGGCATACAGCGGCGCGGAACCAGCGGCATTCATCACGTTAGGAATGGCCGTCCGAGTGTAGGCCGTCGTGGCGATCTGCGTTGTGTCTGTTGCCGCAGCAGCCGTGGGCGCAGCGGGCGTGCCGGTGAATGTCGGGCTGGCAAAGCCCACAGCACCAAGCGTGACCCGCTGCGCCGCCGCGTCTGCATCGTCCAGCAAGTCCCAGCCCGCCGCCGTCACATCGGCAAACTCCACCCCGTCGCCAGCCGCGTTGACCCGCACCGCGTCCAACTCCCTGCCGGTCAGTGATGGCAGGTTTCCTGCGATCAGCGCCGCCCGGATGCCGTCGGCCCATGTCACAAAGGCCACCAAATCCGGCGCAAATTCCAACGCCTGCCAATCCAAAAAGGCATCCACGTTCGTGTCAAACGTGGTCTGCGCTTGGCCCTTGTCCGGGATGCTGCCGAGAAACTGGCGAACGACTGGCGCGGTCATAGCGTTTCCACTTCGAGTTGGACTTTGGTCATTCCGCGGACCTCAGCGACCGTTTGGCACGAACTGACAAAACCATAGGCCAAAAACTCCTGGTTGTCATCAGGCCCGGCAAAGACCGCCGCAACCCCGTCCAGATCGTCAATTGTCCGCCAGAACGGCGCAGCGGTATAGTCGTTCAGATGGACCTTGTAACCAACCCGTGACGCAGGTGTCCGACGCAACAGAGATGTAAGCGTTCCCTCGGTTTTCTTGACCGACCGGCTGCGCAGTCCGCGTGTGGAAGCCACCTCCACATCACCGTATTCCTCGGCAATTCCCATTGCAATCGTGCTGACCGCTGCGGTGTTTCCGGTGTTCGTGACCGTGACCACCACCGTTGCGCCGATTGGAATGTTCAGGTCAAAGGTAGCATACGTCCGCTCAAGCGATTGTGGCGCAAAAAACCACCGCCAGAACGATCCAAGGTAAGGCGTCGCGTCCGGCACATTATAGGTCACGTCCGCCACATCGCCGGTGGTGTTCAGCGTGCCGACGATTCTGACCTGAGTGGCACGCAGCCCGAAGAACGCCATTGCTGAGAGGCGTGGCAGGCCGGTCAGGGCGTAGGTGATGCTATCCGCGCGGCTCGTGATTGTGTCGATCACCCGGAATTTATCGGCCCCGAATTGCAGGTCAAACGCCGCATATCGGTTGGCCGGTCCAGCGTCGAACCACTGCGTCGATGCGGCAAGGCCAGGCTCTTGCGTG